GTAGAAGGGCGCCCTGTCCTGCAGCCTGTTGGTTGATGTTGGCAGCGTTATTGGCGGCCATGCGCGCCGCCGCTGGGTTTCCGGATGCCGCGGCCATGGCGTACGCGTTGGCAACATTCCCCTGAGTCGTTTGTTTCAGCTGCTCCTGGGCGACAGAAGGCGACTCCCCAGAAAGTGTCCCAAACATAGACTGCGCAAGCCTGTCTTGCTGGCTTCGCCAGGCGTCTTGGGGCTGTGCAACTTGAGTTGCGCCCTGCATCGGGTTTGCCGCGGCCTGGTGGGACTGCGTTGCCTGGGTTACGCCCGACTCCCACTGCGCCCTTTCCTCAGGAGACATCCTCGAAATGGCGAACGGGTTTAGGCCGATGGCCGGTGCCGCGGGCCCCTGCTGCCCGGGCTGAAGGCCAAGGGCGCGCATAGCCAGGCTTTGGTTTTGCGAAGTCGTCTGGGAGTAGCCAGGAAGGGCGTAGCTGTTTGGATCGAGCTGCCGCTGCCCGCCACCGAAAAACCCGACTTGGTTATCGCCCCCAAAGACGCTTTCCCAAACGTTTGGCATTTGCCTACCCTCATGCAGTCTTAGAGGCGCCCAACTTCCAGGCGCCTTTTTTAACACCATATTCCAATGTCAAGTCGGAGAGAGCCATCCCCTCCCCACTTCCACGCAAGTCGGAGTCGGTAAACCTAAACTTGACTGAGACACACTTGTGCCCAAGGTGGTGGCGTACCTCGTACTGGCCCCCAAGCGTAAATTCGCTAGCGCCATCGAGCGTTACTGTCTCAGTCCAGATGGGCAACGTCGGATCCGTGGACGCATAATTGACGGCCGTCTCCCACGTCAGCGTGAAGTCACTCGCGTATGTCCCAAGCACAATGGCATACCAAATGCGCTGAAACCCCTGGATGCCCGCCAGTTTAATCCACGGCGTCTCAACAAGAGTTGAGTAGTATTCGCCCTCATCCCTGAATGTGTCGGGCTCTTCCTGCCACACGACGCCATCACTGCGCACCATGGTGTAGCGGCCAGAATAGAGACATGAATCCTGTCCGCCGTAATTCGGGAAGACGCTCCATTGCTGATAGAAGTAGTCGTAGACAAGCGAAATGCCCCCGTTTGATGGGACGAGTGTGCCCATTTGCGTGCCCGGCAAGTCACTCCCATCATCCAAGAGAAAGCGCACCTGCTGAGCGCTTGCGTCCAAAAGAGCTGCCTTTGCTACCCATGGCCCTGTTGAATACGTCTCAACATCCGCGCCGATGAAGGACATGTTTAGCCCTCTGTCTAAGAGGACGATGCCCCTATCCGACTGGTACATAAGGCCTAAGGGCGTCTCAACGATTGGCGTTTTTGGGATTGGGCCAGCATCAACGGAGGCAACGCGCTCTGGTGGCGGGTAGTTGTTGTTGCCAAGCCTGTCAGGGCCATTGCCGATGACTACGTAGGCCGCGGAAGCCGTAAAGAGGATGAGTTTCCCATCCATCGATGCGCAGTTTACGAGTTGGCCCGCATCGGACGGAATGTGGTTGGTTGTAATGTCGGAGAAGCGTACCGTCTCGTTAATTACCCATTCACTTGAAGGCATCCACGAAAATGGATCCTCACTTGGGCAAATGATGAGTCTGTTATTATGGGTGCACGCCGCGAAGTACGCTGGCGGTGCCTCCCAGTCTAAAATGCCCCCAGTGGTGTAGAGAATTTCTCCAAGCTGCAGCACTGAATCCGCGGTATTGTCGATAAACGCAATAGCCGACGGCGAGGAAGTAACGTTTACCGGCCCGGTCAGGACGGAGCTCTGACGGTAGAAGACGGAGCCGTTTGCAGTCGTCCGGTACACCTCGATAGAGCTATTCGTCCCGGCAATAAGTACGTCCCGCATGGCCAGCGGCATGGTTGCGATGGAAATGGCTACAGAGTGGCTTGCGGCAAGGGTAATTGACACAGCCGGGGATACGATGCCGCGCGTTAATTCTCCGTTGGCAAGCATCCATGAATAGCAAAAGCGATATTGGTAGGTGCCAGCCGAGAGCGAGCCGCCAGCGCCTGCATCATTCACGAGGGTTGGGGACGGGGAGAGTTGAAAGCCCGTTTCACCCAGTCGCACGCCATCAAATACCCGTGGGTAGCCTCCCCCGATGTAGATGGTTTTCCCAACGGAGTGGATGGGCAATAGGTTGGCGGGTGTGAATGTCACATCCACGCGGCTAATTGTCGGCTTTGACACGGTTAGCACTAAGTCGCCGACAATTTGGAAACCGGGCTTGCCTTGCTGAGGGAAGACAAAGCGCCCTGTGTTGCCATCCACAAACGAGCGACTGACTCGCGGGTAGGGCTCCGACAGCACGTTCGATCGATACATCAGCGCTTTGGCAACCACCTGTCCATCTGGCGTTATGACGTAGGCTGACGTTTCGAGCCCATCCACTGCGTTGACAAACCGCTGGCCGTAACTGGTGTTGACGACGCCAAGCATCCATACGCCATCCACCAGCACGGCATCTCCAACAATGGAAAGGCCTGCTGTGGCGTCAATAGTCGTAAACGCGGAGACGATGCCCAAAGCGTTGACTTTGGCCGTGCCCAAAAACTGATTGACGCTAGTTATGTCACCCCCGCGGCCCAGAACGAGGGTGAGGACATTTGCTGTCTCCTCGAAGGCTACGCCACTGTAGAAATTTGCGTCACCGGAATTCCAGTTTCCGCCTAAGACGATGTCCGTAACGCCAAGGACGGCTCCGAAACTTCCATTGCGCACGAAGTATTTTGTGTCGAAGGTGCCAAAACCGCTGAATACGACGTATATGTTTCCAGCGGTGTCGCGCTGGACAAGAAGTCCTTCCTGTACGGCCGCTCCAACATTGACGGATACGGTTGCAGGAGATGCGGTGACAAGGCCTGCGGTGTCTATCCCGATGAGACGAATGTTAATTGCGCCAGTTTCTTGGTAGGCACAGACGGCAAGCGCTGGGTTGTAAGCAATTGCGTCGAATGTGCCGGAATTCGTTAAGTCGTTGCGGATCATCGTCTGGGTTGGCAAGGTGCCAAGCGATGTGAGGTTTACGACTGCCGAATAGAGCTCGTTTGCAACCCTCCACAGCACGATGACTTTTTGGCCAAGCGCAACAAGCCGCGGAAGTATGGCGTTAAGGGAAGATGAGGCGATGGCAGCGGCGCCCGTTTGGTAATACACCCCGGTACGCATGTCGTAGACTGCAACGTGGATTCCCGACGCTAGCCACGCGACTACGCCATAATTTCCGACGATGCAGTGATCGAACCCAAACCCCTGCTCGCAGTTGGAGGCGATGGATCGAATTGAGATGTTGCAATAGTTGCCACCTCCATCCATTGGCACCCATTCATCTGTGGCAGCGGTTAGCCCGTACGTGACACCACCATTGAGTCGGTGAAGGAATGCACCAAAGGTGAAGAGGGCTTCCCCTTCGTCCTGCGTGCCACCCCCGAATATGTCGTCGGACAACTGCGCCCGTCCCCATCGCTTGGAGATGGTGCCATCACGGAAAACTCCGTTTTGGAGTAGCGATGGCTTCGCCGAAAGATGCTGGTTGGACTTGGTGTCCAGCCCTTGGGTGAAGGGAAGTGACTGGGTGCCTTTCTCGAGGGCCATGGCTAGCCCACTCCCCAAGAGATGTTGAGGTGGAAGGAAGCGTTAACGCCGTTGCGCGGCACTACTGCGCCACTCGTATTCACGTCTACCTGCGCAAACGCCAGGTTGCTTGTGGTAGCGAAAGCCAGTGTCTGGGAGGGGCAAAAAGCGGCGGGCAATATAAACGCCGTCGTGTTGATGGTGCCGCTGCTCATGACGCCTTCAAGTCGGGCAATAGTGCCGCCGAGCTCCAGGCGGTAGCGAATGAAGCGTATGGGTGCCACCGTAGGACTGAAGTCCAACCAACCGTTTTGGTATTCAGGGCGGATCCATGGCCCTGGCGTCAATGCGGTAAGTATTTGGGCGATGTCCCGATTCATTTTGTCCTGCGCGCGCAAGACGGCCCCAAGCTGCTTTTGAATTTCGTCAGGAAGGCCGCTGGCTAGGCCCTGCAGCTGTTGGACGTTGAGAGCCATGGCCTCAAGGACACCAGTCCCCGCCCATGCCGTCTCCCCCCCAGCCATAGCCGCCATTCACGCGGTACACGTCGACTACCGTTGAAGGCGCGGAAGCGTCGCGGTTTTCGATGATGCTGGCCAGCCTGTCATTCTGTACCTGCTGCAACCCGGCCACACCTGACAAGTCCGACTCTTCCTTTGCCAGGGCCTTCATGGCGATGTCGTTGACGGCCCACTCCTCCCAGCCGTTTATTCCGTCAAACACGTCTGCGTCGTTTGCTAGGGGAGTAAAGCGCGGCGCGTACCAAAGCCGCAGAGACTGGCCGCCCGCTGGCAGCGGCTGAAACCAGACGCGCCCTCCGCGAAGCCGGTAGCGTAGGTTTGTGCGGCCCCAAAGCGTAAGCAGGTTGGGAAGCGTCCACTGGTTTCTTTGCGCAAAGTTGAAGCGCCAAATGGTTATCCACCCAATGGTTGGGGAGCCACTGGACGGGAATATTTGTAAGTCGACGCCCAGAAGCTTGAAGAAGTCATCCGGCAACGGGTAATTGTCCGCCTGTCCATCCGTGGTAATTGTGGTGGATTCCTGTACGAAGTAGTCACTTCCGTACGTCTCTATAAGCTTCTCATACAGCTGCTGAAGTGAAGCATTCGTCATCCCATTCCATTCAGAGTCCGAGATGAATTGGGAATTCACCATGTCAGCGCGCTGAATGGCCTTTTCCTTAATGGCTCCAAATGTGGTGTCTCCGACTGCCATAAGTCCTCCACAAATGAAGAGGGCGACTAGCAACAAAGCGCCAGTCGCCCTTGGGCGCTCGTTTCGGTGTCGTACGTGTACAGCGCTAGCTGCCATCCTCCGCCCATTCAATATTGTAGAATAGGACGGTGCCGGCCGAGAGGTTGACGGGAGTGACATTCTGAATTTCGATGAAGTCAGCTGTGCCACGAAGGACAAGCGCCTGGCTGGCCACGCCACCCAACTCAGGGAAGGCCAAGGTTAGAGTCGGGCTGATAGTCGGGGTGGTCGCCACGTTGGTGAAATTCTGAAGCGTTGTCAGTGGCCCGCCCACTGCCGTGCCCGCGGCCTTGAGGGTAGCGGTGTAGTGCGTCACCACTGCAGTCGCCGCAGCCACCGTGCCCGAGTCGGACTTGGCCGGTGAGGGAAGGACGGCAGTGCCGCCAGCACCCAGTGCCGAGGTGCGTTGCAGGGCGAAAATGGACTGTGCGTTAGCCGTCGAGACGCCGCCCACGAGAATGCGGCGGATGCGCACCGTCTTTGTGGCGCTGCCCTGGATGGTGATGAGGGTAACCGCGGCAGTCGGCTGCGGTGTGAAGTTGGCTGAAGCCCGGTAGACGGCCTCCCCGACGCCGTCCACGGTGAGGGCATAGCGCATGACGCCAGCTGGATCTGTCAGCGTGGCCAGAGACTGGGACACGTTGTTGCCATCTTTGACGAGAAGCGAAGTTGTTGTGACTGCCATTTGCGTACTCCTCTACATTGCGTAGAACGCGTTTGCCGGGACGGAAAAGTTGAGAGATGGGACGAAGGCGGCAGCGTTGGGGGGCGATCCGCCAGGTTGGCCCCACGTGGGTTGGTTTAATTCCACCTGCAAGGGCGGCGGGGTGAAGACACTGCCATCGGAGGCATAACAGTCCGCACCAACCTGAAAAATGGACTGGGGCATTGCAGGCACACCAGACACGGCGGGCCCAAAGAATGAGACGTGGAAGTTGAAGTAGACAGTCCCACCAGCCGGCACCTGCACGTTGAATTGGCTTCCGTCTACCTGCGCAGCGCCAACACCTGGAGGCGAGACGGGCCCGGAAATATTGTGGGCCGTGGTGGGAAGGCCCGCGGGAGTCTTCACTGTCGGAGTGACGGACAAGACATTGACGGGGACACCGGCAGAGTTGGAAATGGCCAACACGAAGTTGGTTACGCTTCCAAAGATGGCCATGCTTGTCTGCGTTAAGACCGCTGTCATTGCCATGGCTGGACTCTTACGTTAGCGGCGGGTTGGTGACGGTGAGTGTGGCAGGGGTGGCGGTGGTAATAGCACCATCGTTTGTATAGACGGTGGCACCAACGTCATAGACAAACGTGGCAGGCATTGCGAGGCCATAGCCCGCCGTGGGCGCGTTGGGTGTCACAGGCCAGCTGAACTTGGTACTACCCAATGCCGCCACGCTTTGAGGAAAGGCTGCGCCCCACATGGGCTGTCCAACGGCCACCGCTACCGACTGAGACGTCAACCCAGCTGGCGTCACCGTCGGCTGGATGCCCGTCACCAAAACCGCCGCGCTTGCCGAGTTGGACACGGTAAGCGTCGCGGTGGCGGACATGCCTGATGTCAGGGTGGCGTCCGAAAGCGCTATGGCGGCGGTAATGGCCATGTGTCAGGGTTCCGTTGCGTCGCCGAGGGTAATTTCGAGGGTGAGAGTGTCGCCGTTATCTGGATCCAACGGGCCCCCGCCGTTATTCAAGTCGATGCCAATAATTCCGCCGTTGCCTGTCCCGGTGTTTGTGGTGACGTTGGTGATGCCAGTGCGGACGCCTACAAGGCCCGTGGGGACGGAGCCATTCACGTTAGCCACCTGAATGACGCGGATACCCAGGAGGTATTGGTACGAGTCGGAAAGGGTAATCGTCCACGTGCCTGGCGCAGTACGCACCACGCTTCTCGTCCCGGCCCCATCCCCCACCGCATAGCCCACCCCAGTGGTGGGCGCATCGATGAGGACACTGGAAGCTGAAAGGGCTGTCCCTCCTGAGGATCGAAACTGGCGCTTCTTTAGCGTGACGGCCCCCGCGACTCCGACGGCCACCACCGGAAACAACGTCACTAGCCGCTTCACTAGCGTTAGTGAGTCTTCTTGGAATGTGCGGTTGGCCATTGTTTGCCTCTCTCCTTAGGCCGAAAGCAGCGTTTGGCCGTTCCAGCCCGGAGCGTTGCACCCCTGGTTTGCGTAGTAGGCAATGCGTGCTTCCGCCGCGTCCTGGTTGTAGACGCGAAGCATCTCCACTCTGTCTTCGTAGCGGAGAATTTTTGGCACGGGCCCAATGGAATGCAGCTTCCACGTGTCCATCTGCAGCATGTAGCCCACGCGTGGCTGACAGCTTCTGTCCGAGTAGCATTTGATGGGCCCGCCACCTCCATCAATTTTCACGGCCGTAAAGCCAATGCCTGCGGGCCCTGACATCTGCTCGTATTCGCGCCGGGTGCCAAGCGCTTTGATGAGGGCTGAATAGCTGCCGTAGTTGGTGACGAAGTGCGACGTCTCCCCGCCCTCACGAGTGAGAAGCATGGAGTGATCGATAATGGCCTCTTCAATGGGCTGGCCACTTCCGTCGTAGCTGACTCCATACATCCGGTAGTCCACGCTGCGGTTGACGCCATAGAAGTTGTCGGTAGAGGTTGGATCCGTCATCGGCAACCAAGCCGAGAAGCCCGAGAATTTGGCGTTGTTGTCGCCTTGGACAAGTAGGAAGTCGCCGTTTGCCCAAAGTGCCGGACTGCCCGCCACGCCACCCTGCGCCGTTGCAGACACGGTAATGGTGCCGTTTCGGATGCTGCGTGCGATGACGTAGCCCAATGCAACGCGCGGTGCGCCGCCACCATCCGTCAGGTTGGCCTGCAGCGTTTGGTTAACCGCAAACTGCACCACATCCGCGGGGTTTGTCAGCGTAATGACGCCCGCTGCTATGTTTGAAATTTGGCCGATGGTGCCCGTGCCACTTCGGAACATGGAAGAGGCCGCCGAAATGGTAGCGCCGCGGATGGCGCCATCAATTAGGGCCGTCGCTGTCCGAATGAAGGACATCTTATCTGTTGCCGCTGCCTCTAACGTCTGGTTGTCGATGGTGGCAACGTCGTAGTCACTCTTTCGAGTAAGCAGAAACTCAACATACTGGTTGGAGGACTGGTTCGCCTGGGCAACAGAGAAAGTGCTGCTGCGGCCCTGGTTAACCTCGTACTGCAGGGGAATTGGGTAGTACTTGCCCCCGGCCTCCTCATCCTTTGGCATGAGGGCCAAGGTGGGATTCTTGGCATAGGTGAGGTTTTGCACCTTCTGCCCGTCATACAACTCTTTGAGAATCGCGTTGGCCGCCGCCAAGTCTAGGTTTGCCACTGTATTCCCCTGCCGCTTGGTTGGCGGCGTCGCGACTTAGGCGCTTAGTGCGCAAGTCGGCGTTGCTCGATGACGAGATCTGCCGCGGCAATGGCCCGTCGGATGCGCTCGCGCTCGTCTTGAGCTGGAGGCACATCCCGCGTGCTGGTTGCCGTCATGTCTGTGGAGAGCGTTCGTCGCGGGGAATTGTTTCGAGTGTCTGCTTGTACGACTTTCGGGGCTGGCTTCGGTGCCGAGATGGCTTTCGCCTTTTCGTAGCGCTCTAGGAGGGCCTTCTCCATGAAACTCGCGGCTTCCTCGGGGCTCCAAACTTCCCCAGGAATGACTTCTCCATCAGGCCCGCGCGAAAGTGTCTCTTCGAAATGCGCGGCAATGACGGCGTTAATGTTACCTTGTACACCAAACGTATGCACCAAGGGAAACTTGGCTTCGTTTGCCTTCATGTAGGCAATTGCCTGCACCTCATACGCTTGTCTTTCGGCGGCTGCGGCCTGCTTTTCGCGGTTTTCTTCCCGTCTGACAGTCTCGGCCTTGAATTCTTCCAGCTCCCTGCGGACAGCCGCGACTCTGTCGTCGACTTCGGATGCAATTAAGTCCGGGGTCGGCGCACCATTCAGCTTTACCTTCGAAAGTTTGTCGTACCAGTCCGGCCCATACTCAGCCGCAAGGTACTTCTCAGGGTTTCGCCGTCTGTCTTCGCGCTCTTTCTTGTAGGCGGCTAATTCCTCGCGCTCCTTTGCGAGTGCCTCTTTCTCCTTGGCCGACTCCTCGCGGAATTTGCGCGCCTCGTGGGCCAGCTTCATCCTTTCGGATGCGGCCCGCTTGGTTTGGGTTTCGAGGGCTGAGAGGCGTGCGGCCTCGTCGGGCTTGTCAGCCTCTGGGGCCTTCTCTGGCTCCGGTGGCGGCGGATCTCTCGGGACTTCGCCTGGGCGCGTGGGAGTGGCTGGCGCGGGCAGGGGCACGCTTTCCGATGGAGCGGAGTCGGGCGCGGGGGCTGTCTCAGACAAACGTCATTGAAAGCTTTCCGGATCGTCCATTGAAGAGGGTTGCGAAATAAAAGGCTATGGGCCAGGCACGGCTAAAGTCAAACATTACCTTACTGCATGGGTACGTTAGGCACTAAGGGCGAGGGTGCCATGGGCATGGGCGGGGCTTGAGGCCCACCCATTCCGGGGCCCATTGGCGGCGCACCTGGCATCGGGCCGGGAGGGGCTGGCGGCATTGCTGCCATCATGAGGGCATCCACCTGGGTGGAGTAGGTGCGTAGTAAGTCCACCCTCTCTTCCTACAGGCCCTGCATGCGCCCGCGGTTGATGTATTCAAGTACCAATTCCTTCGCCAGTGCCAAGTCGTCAGTCGGCTCTGGCGGCTCGTACTCGCCCTCATCGCAAATGGCGTCCAGTACCTTGCACAGTAAGTCTTCCGCCGCATTCGCCAAGGACTCCACCGCTTCCAAGTCCGGGAAGTCCAGCGCACGGCGGCCCTGACGTGGAGACATGAAGCCGGCCTGAATGTATTCCTGAATGGTTGCGAGTCGGCCGGCTGGATCCTTCGGCAAGCTGGACGTCGGAAAGCACTGCATTTCATAGTCGGATGGATCCAAATCCTTCGACGTCATGGCAACGCTTGTTAGGACGCGGCCTGTCGGCGTGCGCACTTCATACTTCCCTTCTCTCTCCGCAATTTCCCTGGCAATGGCAATGTAGATGCGCGCCAACTCCATGAAGGCGTCTTCATTGAGTCTCTCCTTTGTCTTCATGCCTTCGTTGGTGGTGTCCCGGTAGACGCGCTGCGCCTCCCCTGAGTTGAGGCCTGAGGGTTTCTGTCCAGTCGCAACCTGAATGGGGACGTTGGCCCTCTCATACATGCTTTGGACGAGTCTCTCGTATTGCATGTAGTACTCGGGCGGCACGACATTGGGGACAAACCAGTCAGGCTTGGTGCCCCTGTAGGTGACAATGGCGCCTATTTCGTTGTTGAGGTGCTCTTTCACTATTTTGCTGCCATCCTCGAGAAACACCTTCCACGTGCCGGCCATGTGCATGCTGCGCTGCATCAGCCACAGAAGTTTATTCACCTCTATTTGCTTGTTTTGCAGCTGCTCCGCGAGGCCCTGACTCCAGTAGCCCAAAGGACGCGGACACCAACGCCAACGGGCAAAGGGAAAGAAGTCGTGCGGCCATTCAGAAAGCGGCTCGAGGAGGTGTCCGTCAATGGAGATGCAGTGCTTTCCGTCTTTCGCGTCGGGCCCGCTGCGAAGGTGCCACGACTCACGCACCGTCACCATGTCCGCTTGGTTTGAGGGAAAGCCCTCTTGCTGAAGGGGCGCCCTCTCCGCACTGAGAATAGAGTCAACAACCCGCTTTCTCTCCTTGCCGTCTTTCCCGTCTTGGGCCCAGGCTAGAAGTACCTCTCTGTCTACAGCGCGCGCCCAGTGCATTTGGCGGGGGTGGCCGTAAATGGCTTCGGCTTCGTCAACCCACAACTCCGCAGACAAAACTCTCTCATAGCAAACGCGCCCATACTTCTCGGTGACGAAAATAAGCCCGTCCCCAAACACCTCTGCATCCCGTTGGGCATCACTCCCAATGCGGTACGCCTTCGACTCGTAAAACATGCCTTCCATGAAACGGTTGAGGCGCTTCGCCCGACGCTGCAGCGCAAAGGTGCCACCGTCTGTCAGGAAGTACGGGCGTGGTTTGTTTTCACCGACGCGTGCAGTGGAAGTGTCGACAACGGACTGAATGACGTTGTCGGTGAGTCTCTCGCGCAATGCGCCCAGCGCTGAAAACATGGCGCCAGGCGAAAGGCCCGACACACCCAACAGCTGTGAGTTTCCATACAGCCGCGCCGCAATGACGAGTTGCCGCATGCGTGTGCCCTGCCGCTTCTGCATGCCGTCGACGGTGTCCGCCACGCTACGCGCAACCGCGTCATTCAGTTGATCCGGGGAAATACCCTTCCAGGTGTCTGGGGCCCACCAGTTTGGACGCCAGTCACGCGCCCTCTCCTGCTGGGGCTTCTTGAAGTCCAGAATAGAAATGGAGTCACTAGCCAAACGTCATCGGCGTCTTTCCGTTTCGTCCGCTTAAGGGGCCAACTCTGGCCCAGGTACTACGCATTGTTCCACAGGACAGCCACGAAGACATACACCATCCCCGGCATGCTCGGTGTCATGGTGCCCACACTTA